ACCCCCACAACCCTCCGCGCACCTCGTCGCCGTTTTCGTTGATGAACATTTCCCCGCCACCGAGACCGTATCCGGCACCGAGGACCGCAGGTTTTGAGTTCTGGCGTTCTTCTTCCTTGCCCTTCATATAGTCCGCCCACATCTGGGCATAGGACTTGTTGTAGAGTTGGGTGCCGAACGAAATATACGGGCATCGCGCTTTCGAACAACCGCACGACGAGCACGAAAACGGTCCGTTCAAATTCACGATCAGATATCCGCAATCGTTGCATGTACGGAAAACATCCAGAATTGCGGCACAGCCCGCCGCCCATCCTAGTTTACGGTTTTCAATAGCGTTCAGATCGGCCACAACTAGCTTTTTCCCCGGCTTGGCTTGAAACAGCGAACGCAGCAGCGTGATCACAACGGTGACCGGGGTTGCTATGTTCTTTTTGTCCGGGACGTTTGTGAATTCCTTCATGATGCCGTCATAGTCCTCGGCCATCACGAGTTCGAGCGCGCGCTTTAACCGCTTCTTTACTGCCTTTTCTCCGCGCGACATATTCTGCACTTGCACGCTGCTATCCGTCTCGTCCGTTTTTCCGCTGGCCCAGCGCCCCGTGCGCGCCGCAGCCATGTATTTGAACTGATAGCGGAGCCGGTCATCGGAAGACAACATCGAGAGAAATTTTGCCAGTTTTTTGTAGGAGGACTTCGCCGCGTCTTTTCTAATCTCCAAAACTTTACGCGCCTCGGGAGTCAATTTCGATTCCGGGTTTTCCAACTCCAGCCCGACGTACTTCGCATTCAGAGAGTTCCAGCTATACCCGCGCGGCTCCAGCCACCCCTTCATTTGCGCAGTCGAGTTCGTATTCTCCAGCTTCGTGAGGTCTGTCAATAGTTTTTGATTCTCGTCGACGAAGCGTTGAGCGATGCGCAGCGCTTTCTCTGCCATCTGTCGGTTGCCCGGCATGCCAAACTCGTTAATCTTCTGGTCCAGCAGCCAGCCCTTCCACTCGATTTCAGGAAACGGGATTTCCTGTAGGAAGTACCAAATGTCTCGCATCGCGATCACGTCTTGTCGACCGTACTGTACGTACTCAGCAAATTCGCGCGGATGACTCACAGACGTACGGAACAGCGGTGGAGAAATACCGAACAGTGTTTCCTTCCCGCCTTTGTTGACCGGCTTGCAAAACATCTTTTTCAGCTTATCGCCCTTCGGGTCTTTGAGTTCGGCCATTTTCAAAATCTTGGCAACGTCCTCCAGCTTGCCCGGCAGAGAGATGTGATGCGCCAGCACGATTGGGTCGCGCCACTGTTCGAGAGGGACGAACCATTTGTCGTCGAGGTACTTCGGGATCAGCACGTATCGAGTCATGTTGTACTCGAACGCGGAGTTCCAAGCGATTTTCAAAACCTTTGGATCGCGGAGTGCCTTGAGGAATTTCTGCGGAGGCGCACCATGCTCTGGCAACCACGTTTCAACGTCTTCGTGGTCGAGAGCCCAGTTGCACATCGAAATACCGGCAGAGGGGTCCTTCGCGTAGTTGTCCAACCCGACTTCCTTCAAGTCGGCAAGATTGAACGTCTCGTAATCCATGAACAGATATTGGTAAGCCACAACCGTCCTATCGAATCGTTCGCTCGAACTGCTCTGCCATTTCCATCAGCAGAGTCTTAGCCGATTCCCAATTTTCGACGTGCGTGACTTGCGGCAAGTGATGAAAGATGTTTTCCTGCTGCATGCCAATCACGACGGCGGGCATCGGGCGAATCAACTGATTGATTGCCGCTGCCATTCCAAACTCCACATGGCGTCCGGCGCGAACAATTAGGCCCGTCGGGTCTGTATGAAAAACAATCGCATCCGCAGCCGCAACGTCGAGCACATCCTGTACCGCGTACTCCTGATGCTGCTCGTGCGTCAAGTCCTGCATTTGCGTTGTGGGTTTGTGCGGCTCATTCACCCAACTACAGGTTACACCAATGCCGAGGGAAATCAGTTCCTGCGCCTCGGCTTTAATCGTGTCCTTCAGCGAATAAGGGGCCGCGATGTAAACCTTCATGGTGATACCTCCTAAAACTGTTCCCCGTGCGGGCCGGATCGATTGACGTGATCCGCTCTGTCACGGTTGAAGCTATTTTTGGCGACGATGGCTTCCGCCAATCGCAGTTTGCGCTGCGTCGCGCAACAACTGCCCGGAAGCATCTATCTTCAAGTTGATACCGCTGAGCGTGACCAGTCCTTCATGTTGCTTCATGATTTCTTCTCCTGATTGACTGCGATGTTGGGTGGAAGTTCAGGCAACCGCGCGCCGCGAGCCAACGGAGCCCCCGCAGCTTCGAGTTCCAATTGCAATAGCGCCAGTGCTCGCCACGCCAGCTTTGCGGAGTGTCGAAGGCCGTCGGAATCAAGGCCCCCGCGCTCCAGAAAATGCCGAATAATCGTGTCGTCCTGATCCATCGATTTCCCGCGCGCCCAGTGCAGCGACTGGCCGGGATTGTGCTGCTGATTGCCGATAAACGACACCTCTGCGACCGCGATCAGCGCTGCCGGGAAATAATCCAGCACGCCAGACGCGACGGGATACGTCTTTCGTTTTGCAGCGGCTTCCGCCGGAGTCACACCGTCGCCGGCGGCGGGAAGCAACGTCTTGATTTCGCTATTCATTGGTCTTCTCCCCTTGCAGGTACTTGTCCCGCAAATCTTTTTCGAGTTTGGCCGATATCTCGGGATGCTCCTGCAGAAACACACGGGCTTGCTCCAGTCCCTGTCCGAGTCGTTCGCCCTTGTACGAGTACCAAGTGCCGCTCTTTTCCAAAATCTTATCGGCCTCGCCCATCATGATCAGATCGTATTCGCGGGAGATTCCCTCGCCGTACATAATTCGCATATCGGCTTCACGAAACGGCGATGCAACTTTGTTTTTAACGACCTTCCCCTTCGTGTCCGCGCCGACGGCGATGTCTCCGACTTTAATAGTCTGCTTGCGCCGAATGTCTACGCGGATCGTCGAATAAAATTTCAGCGCGCGACCGCCCGTCGTGGTTTCAGGACTTCCGAACATAACGCCAATTTTTTCACGAATCTGATTGATAAAAATCAGGCAAGTTTGCGTGCGATGAACAACCGCCGTCAATTTGCGGAGGCCCTGCGACATTAGGCGCGCCTGCAAACCCATCTGTGGATCACCCATGTCGCCTTCGAGTTCGGCCTTGGGAACCAGCGCCGCGACGGAGTCCACCACGACCACATCGACTTTGCCGGACGCAATCAGCGCCTCCGCGATTTCGAGCGCCTGCTCTCCGTTGTCCGGCTGCGAGACAAGCAGGTTGTCCACGTCCACGCCCAGCTTCTTCGCGTAGACCGGATCGAGGGCGTGTTCGGCATCGATAAACGCCGCCGTGCCGCCCATCTTCTGCGCGTTCGCGATCACGTGGAGCGTCAGCGTTGTCTTGCCGCCGGACTCCGGTCCGTAGACTTCGATGACGCGACCGCGCGGAAAACCGCCAACGCCGAGCGCCCTATCGAGTGCCGGGGAGCCAGTGGGAATGACGCTGACTGGAACAAACTTCTTGCTGCCGAGGGTCATCACTGCGCCCTTGCCGTACGATTTCTCGATCCCCGCAAGTGCGTTTTCGAGGTCCTTGTTCATTGCATCCTCTCGCGCAAAGCGCGCATGACTTCAAGATTATGGAAGGCACCCATGATCGCTTGGTGTGGTTTCATCTCCGGGGGAAGGCCGAGCGTCTTCGTGACTGCCTCGTAGCCCAAGCTTTCCAATTTTCCACCAAAGGCGTACCACGCCATGCTGGGAAGGTCGAGATGGTGGCTATAGCGTCGCTCGATGAAAGGGTTGATCAACCCCGTGCGCCGAAATGCTTCGGAAAGAAACCGGTATTCAAACGTGATGTTCCATGCACAGAAAATTCCGTCGTAGCACCACGCGGTGAATTCCGCCAGCACGTCGGCCAACTCCCCGGCGTTTCTCCAGCGGTCCGGTGTGTATCCGTTGACATCCAGCGCCGCCTGCTGCACGGTGTCTGGGTTCTGGATTTTGATTTTGCGCTCGAACGTATGATGAATTTTCAACGCGTCATGATCGACGGATAGCGCGCCGATCTCGATGGTGTCGTGAATGATTGGATCGATTCCCGTGGTCTCGAAGTCCATCACGATGATGGGCCTCCGATTAAAGTCGTTGCTCATTCGACTCGCTCCTGAATTTTATTCCGCGCGCCAAGCCCCTTGGAACATCGTGACCACGGTCCGTTTCCCGTTCGGGTAAATGATGACGTGGCTGTGGGTCCATGAACTCGGCCCGTGGTTATAGCCCATCCGAAACTTTGTGCTGGTGCCGACGACGTACAGGCCATCCCAAATTCCGGTGACGTGCGTATGGCCGATGACCGAGCGCCGACCGATCTTTGACATCGACTCCGACGCACCCTTCGACCCATTCGCTCCCAGATCGCCGTGCTGGCCGCATTCGATTCGCTTGTTACAGAGCAGGAAAGATTCATCCCAGCCGAGAAACTTCGCAGGAATGGACCAATCGCCGTGTCTGCCGATCAAGTACTCAAGCACGTTCATGTCTTCGTGAGATCGAGCGAATCGCAATCGAGCCGCATTGCCGTCGTGATAGATTTCCAAGTTCGATGGATCGTCTTGTCGCGGATCATAGTCGTCGAGGAATCGATCCAACCAACGGTCGTGATTTGAATTCACAATCACCATCGCAGTTTCCGGACGATTGTATTTCATCAGCACTTTCGTGCTCTCGACCAATTCTGTTTTCACGTTGTTCAGACCGCGCATCCATGCCTTGAACCGATCCATCGGTTTGCGCTGCCCGTGATGATTCACAGAAACGCCTTCCATCAAGTCGTGGACGATTTGATATTTCGGCTTCAGCACGTCCAGCATGTTATTTTCAGCGGTCGCGGATAACGCCAGAACCGTTGGATCGATGATCGTTGCGTGGATGTCGCCCCAGACGATAGCCTCCACCCGATGCCCGTCCGTCACGACGCCGTTCTCCACTTTCAAAGTCAGGTCGTAGATGGTCCCGGTATCATCCTCGGCGTCCAATTGTCGAACCTTCCACACGCCGTTGCTGTCGACTTCGACAAGCAAGCCCCCGTACGTGTGATGGAACTCGGCAATCAGTCCGGCGCGCTTCTGAATGTAGTTGCGCTTCGTCACCGTGCCTGTCGTGTAGTTGAGTTTGGAACCGCTGCCCTGAATCGAGGCGACGGAACGCAGCGCGATTTTCGCGTGCGGAAAAATGGCCGACTGCCGACCGGAATATGTTTCCAAGCCGGAGAGAGGATCAGGGGAAGTCGGCATGATGTTCTGCTCGCCGCACCACACGAGACCCTTGCCGAGTTGAATGCGCGCATCCGTGATATAGGATTCGACGTTGTGGTCGTACCACAATTCGTGCTCGTACGGATTCTTCTTACCGCGCTTGACGGCCAGCGGGCCGAAATTGTTTTGGTTGTATGAGAACGTGCCGACGATGATCTCTGCGCCGTAGTGCACCGCAAGCGCCTGAATGTTTCGCCAGACAGCCTCGTGTACGTACGTATTGTTTTGAGCCGCCGTGAGAATGTACCGCTTGATTTTTCCCGACGCAGGCAGAGCCTTGCGAATCGTCTTCAGGCCGTGGCGTGATCCACTCGCAATGGGCTTTTTGCCGAGCCCCATCTTTGCGATGTGCCTGCGCACAGTGCTCCGCGCGATTCCAAGCAGGCGGGACACGACTGAAATATTTCCTTTGGCTTTTTTGAACGCTTCTGCGAAATTATCTTCCGTGAGATTCGTCACTTTATAGGCCACGCTTTTTCTCCCAGACAGCAGTTACTTTAACAGATAGGCCATGCCAATCGCTGTGAGAACAACGGCCCATATTCCGCGCTTCCGATCTTTCTTGGATTGCGCATCAACTGCCGTGTTGATTTTTACCGCGCACGCAGAATCGTCCGCTTTGATTGTCGCCACCAAGGTCGTTTGGTCCGCAGTGATGACTCCACGAGCCGTTACCAGTTCCGTCTTTGCGTCGGTCGTGATTATCTGTTGGGCGGTTAACTGGCCCTGCAGATTCGTAACGTCGCTTTCCGCTTGTGCGCCCAGATCGAGTTGGGCTACCACGTTACGCGTCATCGGCAAATCCATCGAGACAAAACCATTCACGATGGTGACCTCGCTCGGACTCGATTTGCTTTGTGCCACGAGCCGGGCCGCTGCGTCTTGGGCATCGAGCGTTGAGTCCGTCGCGACTTGCTTCGCGGTCTGCGCGTGCTGCTGTTGCATTTGCGTGACGAGGCTTTGAATCGTTGCCATCTGCTGTTCGTCGCGAGCCTGATCGGCGGCATGCTCGTTCATTAATTCTGTCAACAGAGCCTGCTGGGTTGCGGTGTCAACATTCTCGGCTTTCAACTGCGCGGCGGCTACATGCGCGTCGTGGACTTCCTCCAGATGCTCCACGAGCGAAACGGTGCCGATGACTCCGCCCACCAAGAGCGCAAGAAAAAACAGGATCGCGATGAAATGGAGTTTGAGCCACGCGTAATCATTCTCGACGCGCGTGATGATGCCGGGCGCAGCGACAGGCTTTGCCGCAGGGATTTCAGTAGTTGCTGGTTTTGCTGGGATTACGGGTGCAGAGGCCATCGAATCTCCTGTGCGTCAAAAGTGACACAGAACGGTGGAACGTTTACGCGTGTTGAAACACCGAGTGCGACCACCGTCCAAATGAATAGTACTAAAGTACTGCCGGGCTGTCAAGAAATTATTTGGGGAATTATATGCTTAACTCCCTCTTTTCTGATTCTCGTCTGCACAAAACTTAGCAATTTCAATGAGGCAATCCGGCGTATAAACTGTGGATTCCAGTGGGTCGTAAGTGTATGATTTGAAGTCCGCAAACCAGTTAATGTATCCAATTTCATAGCCTTCGTGATGATTATCTACGCGCCATCCGCTCGTCTCGGGCGATTCAAGAATATGGACGTGCATCCCCTTAAAAACCACTTCGTGCTTAACAGATTTCATGTGTATCTCCTTTCGTTTCTTATGGGAGTTAACTATATAATTCCCATTATTTGCATCGCCGGAGGATTTTCCAGATATGTCGCCAAGTTGCGCATAATGATCGGGTCGTCCAAGCGCCCCATGCGCCGGTTACATCCTTTGTACCGCCCCGGACACAGGAGCCCCCGAATGCTTAAGGGCAGCGCAATGTCCTTCAGCGCCGCGCGAGCCGCCTTTTGCGTCTTCCCCCAGCGAGAGAGACGGGCGTTTCGAAAACGAATGTACGTATCAGCAATCCATCCATCCGTTAGTTCGTCGCGCACCAACGTGATCGTGAAATGCTCGTGGTCCACATTCATGCTGATTTTGAATTCGTCGGCGTGTTTTCCGCATCCGCCGCAGCGCCAGCTTTGGGCGTCTCCGATTTTGTTGTAGGTGTCGAGGCTGATTCGATAGGTTTTTCGATACCGCTTGTCTCGGGCTCGATCCTTGTCATTCACGTTCGTGGGGGCAGTATCCATAAACTCCCTTCGCACAGTTGCAATTCCAACACTCTAATCGAACGTTCGATGGAAAATTGTGCTTAACTAGCCAAGAGTACAACGCGCAGCCACCTTGAATCCTTCGTCGCTTATACCCGCCCTTCCCGACGTACAATTTCGTGGTTTCGTCAGGTTGTTGATGCCCGATAGTCAGGAACTCTTTTCGGGTTTCTCCGCAGCAAGCGTACTTGTTTCCGTAGGCAGCAAGTACTCGGTTTCGCAAGGAAATTCGGAATCTTTTTTGGGTCGCTTTGTATTGATCATTGTGTCTGCCTGCCCAACTGGCATTTCTTTCGGCATGACACGTTCGACAGTAGAACTGCCTCGCGTCCCACCAACTTTTACAGATATTTCTGGCGGGATCGAGGGAGACTCCGCAGTCTTTGCATTTTGGATTCGATATCGTCTTTCGTACCAAGCGGCCCGCTCCTTAAAATACAACTTCATGATGTTGCCCGACCGCCGCGATTCGTACCAGCACAAAACGTCTGCCAGCAGCAAAAGAATCAGCAGGATGTGGTCAAACATGGCGGGACCAAAGTACCAGTCGGGGGTACTAAAGTCAAGCCTTAAAAATCGGTACTTTCGTACTATGGACGGAATACAGCAAACCCTTTAGACTCTCTACATGATTAAACCGAAGAAGTTACCAACGGTCCTGTCTTTGAAGTTAGCCGCTGCTCCCCGGTGGGGAGTTCGAATCTACGGCGTTGTCCAATCACAATCCCGTGGAACTCGGCTCAATCATTCGGTGGTCTTCCGTCAAATCGGACGCCGAAAAACTTGGGCGTGCTCCTGCGAGCGTCACGTTTTTCGTGCCGACCGCTGCGACCACATTAAGGCGATGCAGGAGGAGTTGAAAATCCGAGCCAAGAGCGCGTCGACGAAATCTTCGATTGCAAAACGGCTCTACAAAGTAGCAGCATAAAATCTGACCGAATCAGGAGACTGAAAAAGTGGAAACTAAAACTGTGCATCCCCATTTGCCCACGGTGGCACCCAGTGGCTTTGCTTTCAAGCTGCGCACAATTCCAAATGCAGTGGACCCCAAGCATCGCTATTTTCAAGGATCGCTTTCGGGAGGCAAAGGACGGTCGGCCCGGCTCGTTTTCTCAGTCCTCGCGGATCGCGCAAAGACGTTCGCGCATCTCGCCCTCGCTGAGTCGTTCGCGACCTTTGTGAACAATAAACACCTTTTTCCCGACGCGCCGAAGTTCGAAATCGTGATCGAGCGGGCGGGATATAGCAGCGAGTCGCTTCGCCTGACCACGCTCGCTGAATAAAAATTCTGAGAGCACGGAGCCCTGCCCCGCCGCGCTACAGATGAAGTCTGTTTGGAGAACAATATGAAATCCGCGTTAATCGCGCTGGCCGCACTCGTCTGTCTGTCGATTGCGACCCCGGCACACGCATGGAATTGCAGTGATCCGCTTGCATCCCGAGTGGATGTCGGCGGCACGAAACCCGCTGGCGCTTCCGCAGGCGACGGTGATGGTCAGTATTACATCGGCGGCGATGCCGCCAATTCGAGCGATTACTATGTCTGCGAGGTTCCGAAGACTCCCACCACGCCGACAGGAGGAAACAGCAATGCGAATTCGTCATCGAGCAGCAACAGTTCGGCAGCATCTAACTCTGCTTCGACTTCTTCAGCGACTGGTGGTAAAGCAACTTCCAATTCCAGTGCTAATGGAGGCAGCGCGACGGCATCTGGAGGGAACGCGACTGGTGGCAACTCTAGTTCTGGAGTTACCAATTCTGGAAACTCTTCCGTCAACAACACCAATAACGTTCACGCATCTGGGGGTCAGGGCGGTGCCGGGGGTGTTGCCACAGCCACCGGAGGAAACCAAAAGCAACAGCAGTCCCAAACCCTCTCGAACGCGGGAAACTCAACGGCGTCGGCGTCGGGTAACGGCGTCGGCAACGGCAACAACGCGAACGACACGACAATCAACGAGCAACGCGACGTAGCGAGCGCCTACGCACCGTCGATGACGGCTACCGTTCAGTGCTTCAAGCCTTTCTCGGGCGGTGGTCAGGGTCTGCTGTTCGGTGCATCGTTCGGTGGCGGGAAGATCGACGACAATTGCGCCCGTCTCGAAGCCTCGCGTCAGGCTCCCAGCATTCTTGCCCGATGCAAGGTGTATTTGACGAGCAAGTACGCCAAGGAAGCACACGTCACGATAGACGATTGCTTGCCAAAGCCGGTCGTTGTGATCGCATCGACACCCGTTGCCGTAGTGGCTCCGGTTCAGCCGAGCATCACGATTAACGTGCCTCCGGCCATCGTCACTGTGATTCCGGCCCCGGTCGTTGCGCCCGCGCCGTCTGTGGCGGTCGCTGCTGCCGCGATGCATCACAGGACACACGTACCCTGCAATCCGGTGCCGCAAGGCAAGGGAAAATGTGTGGTCGATAACAACAGCATCAAGCAGTAGGATTTAATCCAAGTCGTGCCGCGAGGGAGCCTCTGCAGTTGGGGCTCCCTTTTTTTATTTCTTCGCGGGTTTCTTCAGATTTCCGAGGGCCGCAATCAAATCCATGGCGTTGTATTTTCCTTTGGATTTTTTCTTGGGCTCGGATGCGAAAAGCGTTGCCTGATCGGGCGCAGATTCGTTATGGCCGAAAGCGAACGAGTCGTCATCGGGAGCAAGCGCCTTTATTTTTGTCGGGGAGATTGTTCCGAGGATGCGTCCAGCAGTTTTTCCAAGCTCAGTCTCACTAACTGGTGCTTGGCTGCCTGCGGGTCCACTTTGACTTGCGCGGGAGCCTGATGTCGCGCGATACGCTTCGCTAAGTCCTGCCGCTCCGCGTCCAATCCCGTGTTTTTCTGCGAGGCGGTCGAGGACGCCGCCGGGTCTTGTGATTTCTGGGTCATTTGCAATTACCTCCGCGTAGTCCTTACCGATGTTGTTGATGACCTCGGCATTAAGCGTACCAGCCGCATCCGCCGGAGTCAATCCTTCCTTCAAAAGCGTTTTCAAACCCAGCACGGTGCCCCAAAGTTGTTCTTGGCCTTCTCCACCTTTGAGCCCGAGCATCTTTGCAGCTTGCCGGAGGTGCGCGGAATCTGCGATGTACTGTGCCGCAGGCCCACCGGTGCTATTGCGGCCAAAGAAATCTCGGATGTGAGAGTCGATGACGAGTCGATTCAAATTTCCTGCGCCTGCGACGGTTGCACCCATGGACGGCACTTTGCGAGCGCCTTCCGTGGTGCCCATCAGAGGATTTTTTGCATCTTCCCGGAATACATCACCACCGAATGGGCGCTCACCTTTCATTTCAGGGCTATTCACGAGGTTGAAGATTTTGGTCGTATCCGTGCCTTGGTTCGTAAGCTTGCCGCGTTTGTTGTACGTATCGGACATCGCGGCATTGCCTTTTTTCCCGTTCCCAGCAGGTTGTGCACCGTTCGACTTCACGATTTTGTCGATGCTGGCACGGTCGAGAGGCTTTCCAGCATCCAACCAATCCGCGTATGTGTGCCATGCCAAATTGTTTGCGTCCTCGACGGATTTGTTCGCCGAAAGTGCCGCATGCCATTGTTTCAAAACTTCCGCATGCGATGGACCGATTGTTTTTGCCGCAGCTGCGCCGTCATCCGCAAGCCCATGGAAAATGTCGATGTACCGTTTCCACCAGCCGCCCAGCGCCGCGCCAGCTTGCATCGCGTTCGCCGTTTCATTCACCGACGGAATCAGGTTGTGATACTGCGTCATGACGTTGCGCTGCAGCGTTTTGTTTCCCTGCAGGTAATCGCGTTCATCAGGTTCCAAGCTGTCGTACACGTCCTTCGAAAGGTGCTCGAAATTTTTGATGCCGGAAAGCGGTTCATTGCGCAAGTCCTTCATCCGGTCTTCCATCGAATAGTTCGGGAATTCCGAACGCAGGCCGACGCCAGCCGTGGGAATTTCCTCTTGTTTGCCGATGTCGAACGCCGCTCGCTGATCGAGCTTCTTTGCGACGCGCGCCGCGCCTTCGCCAATCGCCCCCAAGTTTATCTCATGCCCGCCGGGGAGGTTGGACGTATTGTCCCAGCCAATGCGAAGCTCAGGATGCTTATCCAGCAAGTCCTGATGCTTGGCTTGAAAATTTTCGAAATCCGCCTGTGTCGGAGAATGATCGAGAGCCTGACGAGCCTCTGGAACAATTTCGGTGCCAAGACCTTTGGTATCAGGCTGGCCTGTGCGCGGGTCTAAGCCGCCAGCTGGTTGCGCAGCAGCGGTCTCAGCGGCGGTTTTCGACCAACCGTTGGACGGCACCGCTCGGTAATGCGTTGCATCCACGGGCCGCAACTTGCCATCATCGACCAGTTTGTCGATAGTGCTGTTGATTTCAGCCTGATCGTTGCTGTTCGTGAAGAGCTTGATGTCGTTCGCAGTGAACGGCGTACTCCCGAAGGTCGATGCAATATCCATCGCGCTGTTGGCGATTCCTTCATCACCTTTTCCCGGTGTCGCGGAATTGAATTCTGGTGCAAGCATCATGGCTTTCTGCTCCGCGTACGGGCGGTCAGGAGCAGCAACATAGCCGGGTTCGCCTTTGCCGATTATCTCATTGTTCGCGTTGCGCATGTGCGCGCCGTAGTTCACCCATGCATTTTGAGCGCGCGTCTCGCTCGTGAGCGCCGGAATCGCTTCCGGGCTGAACATCTGGCGATGTAGTAAATAGGCGTTCTCTTCGCCTGTCGGGCCGAACTGATGACCTTCTGCTGCGTGTCCGAACAGATCGTGAATGGCGCGCAGCTTGTCCATGTACTTCAAACCGGTCTGTGGGTCCACTGCGGCCATCGGGTGATCGTTGGGAATGTCGCCACCTTGGAAGAAGTAGAGGTGATGATTATCCTTCACGTCTTCCATCATTTCGCGGCTATTGGCGTAAGGCTGGCCCTTCTGGGTCCATGGGTCAAACTCCATGCCCATTTTATTTGTGGCATAATCCCATTGCTTGTCGATGTCGCTCTTCAACGCATCATATGTCTTTTTCACTTCCGGGCTGTCGGGTTCATGCTTCAGCGTATCGAAGTGATCGGCAAGACGTTTTGCAAAAGCCTCCGAAACTTTCTTTGGAGCAACGTCAATGTCTCCACGCCCCTGTTCCTTGTTGAAAGAATTCGCGGCCTCGCTTACGGTCATTTTTGATTCGGGAGTGCTCACGCCACGCTGGTCGGGGTGTGCTTGAATCTGCCGCAGATAATCTTCGGTATCCCCGGCGCGCGGAAATTCTTTCGACATCGTCGCAGTGTCTTTGTTTTCGGCATTCACATCCGTGCGTTCCATCACGACATTGCCGTTGCGGCCTGCTTGCGCGATGGCGCGCTGTAACGCAGGAATCTGCTCTTCGGTAACACCTTGTTTTGGAATCGAGACGTGCAGGGTATCGCCACCCCGGTCTTTGCTAAACCGCAGGCGCACAGCACCCGAATCATTTAGGAAGCCGACCCGGTTATCCGGCGTCCCACTGTATTTCTTGCTGGTGTCGTAGAAGTCGATGGCGGTATCGTGAAACGTGCCAGCGGGCAAATGAATGAACTGGCCGTCCGGTGCGAGAAATGATGCACCTTTTTTAACTGGAGCGGCGTCCTCACTGGTGCCGAGGGCATCCGCCATTTTTTGAAGCGTGGGATTTTCGTAATCGGTGCCGGGCGCTACGGTCGCGGTTGCGGGGAGCTTGTTCGGTACGGCTTTCCCGTTGTTTTCTCGTACAGTTCCTTGCGTGTCTGTTCCTGCTGCGCTGGGTTCAGTTTTTGAAACGACTGTGCCATTTGTTCCCCGACTTCCTTCAGGTGGTTCTTCATTTCGTGCCTCCCGTACTTGTCGCAAAACATCCTGAACCTTTTCAGGACTTGCATGCAGCGAATTGGGGAGTCCTTCCTCCCGAATCGCAGAATTCTGTTTGATTATATCACCGGTCGCTGGATGACTCAAGATGTCGGTCGCTTTCTGGTAACCGGCTTTGATCATGTCGTTGACTTCATCGGACGTGTATCCCAGCGTTTTGCCGATCTTGTGAAGTGCACCTAGATCACCGGCCACGCCTTTATTTTCATCGATGGGCAGTCCATGCAACAAATCTTCTGCGACGCCGCCTGCGAGGTAGGTCGGCACAAATTTCGGCCACGAGTCCTTCAATGCCTCGTCGCTGAATTCGAGGATGCCGGGTTTTCCCGGTACCGTTTTGACTCCGGGAATTTTTGTCCAATCAAATTTCGTCGCCGCCGCCATACTAGTTCCGGCACTCTCGGGATGCAAGTGACTCTGAATTTCGGCACCCTCCGTCGGCAAGCCCATCGCATCTGCCACAACCGCATGCGCGTACTCGTGTGAAATCGCCCCATGTGTCGTGCCGTTATCGGTCAACAGGTCTTGCGGGATTTGTAGCAACCCATTGCCGGTCTTGTTCAACCCTCCCACATATTTTCCGGAATCGCCGTACGCCGGGCTCAGATTCACTTTTTGGCCGGGCAGTTCTCCGCGCCGCGCGAGCGCCTGCTCAAATTGCATCGGTGGATGTTCGACTGCCGCTTTTTCAGGAGGCACTTCGAAATCGACTTGGTATCCCGGTTTGCCGTTCGGGTGGGTAATGTTCTCGACCGGCTGCCCCTTGTCGCGTAATTTTTCCCACACTCGATTCGCATCCGGCGAGGTATTCGTCGAGTCGCTTGTGATCCGGTTCGCTCCCTTGGTCGGAGCTTCGTCCAGCGCGGATTTGTACAGCGCCTGCCCAATCCCTTGACCGCGCATTTCTGGTGTGACTTGTGATCCGTAAATTTGCGCACGTCCGTCGGGATCGACTTTGTAGCCGACCGATCCAACTTTCTTTCCATCCACGTACGCGCTGTGGGTACGATCCCAATCAGGCCCCTCGGCCTGAATGTCTACTTTCGGTGCCGCTTTCTCGGTCGTGAGTTTTTTACCACCGGCAGCGCTGAAATCAATTCCCTCGGTCGCGGCTTTCGCGGCGGCTTCGGGAGCCGCTTCTTCGCCTCCGGTTACGACCTGTGCGCCGGTACCCGCCAGTGTACCGAGTTCACCCTTGATGTTTCCGGCCAAGCCCTGTTCATCGGCCTTCACGATATTACCGCCGACCAGTGGGATGCCGCTCTCCAGATATTCTACTGCGCCTTCTGCTTTGTTTTTCAGGCCGGGCGCGGCGAGACGGGCTTTTGCCGCTTCCTGCGCCTGAGGGTTTGTAATCGCGTCGCGCACGCCTGCGACGGCCTGCGACGCCGTATCGAGGGGATGGGTGACCGCATCCTTGGTTTCGGACGCAGCTTCCCCGCCGACAGCTTCAGCGGTCGCGACCGGATGCTCATAGATCGCTTTCGCTGCTGCCTTGACCTGTTCGGGTTCTACCCCCAAAGAAGTCGCAAGAGAGTGAAGAAATCCCTCGTCTACCGGAGGATTCGGAGTTGTAGCGTCACCGGCCATTTTTGATCCTTATGGGTTCAACACATGCAGCGTCGGGTCGATGGCCCGTGCCTGTTCTAAATTCTCAGCCGGAATGTCGTGAACTCCGCCGTCCGAGGCCAAAACACGATGATGACCCTCAGGAATCGGGGGGAGATGCTGTAAACCATCCGGGCGCGTCGGCTGGGCCAGCGGAGCGGCCTTCTTCGATGTGGGCTGCGTCTTTTCCTTACCAGCCGACTTGCCCTCGCCCTGAGCCGTCTCTGCGCTTTTTTCGGCCACGGTAATGAGAGTCTTCGCGACGGTCGGGTACTTTTCGGCCATCTCCAGCACTTTCGGATCGATGTTCGCAATGCTATTCAGCGCTTTTGCGGCTCGGTCGATGGGTTCCGGTGGCGCGACTGCGCGTTGCTTGGCGCTATACAACTGCTGTTTCGTGTCGTCGGGAATCGACAAAGGCGCGAGTTTCGTCGCCAGTTCCGTCGCATTCTTCGTGTTGTGGAAGGTGTCCCACAACTCCGCGCGCTGGTCATCATTAATCGTTGGTTCTCCCGCGAGAATTGGTTTCGCCGCGTCAATGAATGGAGATTGATTGTCAACAGCCATCGCCTTGCTCCTTATCCGCAACTGGATTCCAAACCAGCGTCCTTGTCCATATCGGTCGCGCCAACCAAAATTTGAAAATGGCATTCACCCTTATCGTCGAGATACACGCCGACGATTCCGCCGGGCGTCACAACGTCGCCTTTTTCGTCCAACCCCATCAGGCCTTTCAACACCGAGTTGTGGCACACGATGACGGTCGGCAACGCTTTGTATGGCGAGCACAGATACGTGAATGCAACTTTTACGCGCTCGCAGAATTGATCAAAACTTTCTCCGCCCGGAATAGCGATGGCCGGATGATCCCGGTAGTACTGAAATTCTTCCTTGCGCTCGTCTGTTTTTTCTTTGCCGGTAAAATCACCGATGGCCCACGCGCGCAAGTTTGGGTCAGTCGCGATGTACGGACACTCGCAAGAAATTTCGTTGGAGATGATGTCAGCAGTTTGTGCTGCGCGAGGAAGATCAGAACTCACCATGCGCCCGATGCGTTTGTATCCCAGCCATTCTCCGGCGCGTTTTGCCGATTGCTGTCCTTCATCGCTGAGAACAAATTTCCCCCATCCGTCCCATTTATTATCGATGTTCAGTTCCCCGTGACGGACGATGTACCCAATCAGTTCGTGGGTCGGATCAGTGGTCAGCATTTCCTTGCTCCGATTCCTTTTTCAAAAACTCTTGCAACTGCTCGACTCGTGTTTGCCACGAAGACCATCCGCATTCGCAAACATAGCGCGGGTCGCGATTCAACTTATCGCGCTTTGCCGTACCGTGACACTGCGGACATCGCATCTCGTCCATAACGCCCTACAATGTGGAGCAGGACAGAGGACTCGAACCTCTGTGGGGTTTCCCCGGCAGTTTACAAAACTGCTGCTGTCGCCACTGAGCCAGTCCTGCGCGACTCACGCCCATTGCCTCGATTCAAACCGCGAAACGTCGGCGCTAGCGCGTGACAATTCGGACACAGAATTTGCAAATTCGATGGCCGACAATTTCTCCAATCCCCGTCGATATGATGAACCTCGACTGGGATTTTTCTCGTTATTGAGTTACAACGACTCCATCTGCATTTTTCACAGCGTTCTCCTCGGAGCAAAATTAAAAAGCGTCTAACGGGTGATACGACCCCGCCGATTTTACACCCGCTCACCAAACCCATCAGCCATTTGGCGATGTATGTTTGATAGAAATATTCACCTTGACATTCTCGACTACAGTAAATTTTCTCGTGACGATTTACTTCCTTGCCACAAGCCAAACACTGTCTTCGAGGCAATCTCGGATTCATAAAAATTGGCTGGGGTTCAGCGGCACTTTAATCCGCTTCCTTCGTACGGTACTTGCGCGCTTTCCCGTACGCTGTTCTATCATAGCGAACTCAAAACCCCGTCGAATTGGTTGCGGGAGAGGGATTTGAACCCTCGATCCGGGTTTATGAGACCCGTGTCTTAGACCAGACTGGACGACCCCGCGATTGTTTCTATCCTGTGACAGTTCGCGCAAAGAATAATGCACTTGTCAATCTCGCGCTGAATTGCCGCCAAACTGCATCCTCTCCGCACCATTGTCGCGATATTCGCGATTTTGGTTCCGAGGTGATGAAAATCCAAAGCCCTCGGGTCCTTCATCGGGCATCGTGCACATCCACGCGCCGCTTTGAATCCATTCACGTATGTTTTATTTCGGGGAATTGCTACGCCTTCCCGAAATCGAATCGCCCGCGCTTTCATCGCAGTTTTGTGCGATTGATAGTGCTTTGCTGCAGATTGCCGCTGCGCGTCTCTGTCCTTGCATGCCATCCAAGGACTATATCACAAAAGTGGCTGGGGAGGAAGGATTCGAACCTCCACCGTAGGCATTAACAGTGCCCCGCCCTACCTTTAGACCACTCCCCAGTAGATGATGGACGGCGCGGCGACCCGGCCCCTGAGCGAGCCTGTTATTGCCACCACGCGCCACCCGTGGGTTTTACTTCTTGGTGGAAGATACAGGTCTCGAACCTGTCACCCCCTGCTTGCAGAGCAGGTGCTCTACCAACTGAGCTAATCCCCCAACGATTTCTTTAGACCAATCGATTCCCCGTGGTGCCTGCCTGCACTTCGGCTTCCGCGATCACCGCCGCCTGTGTTGTGCTGGGCGGGTTCGGATTTTGCGGAGGCTTTGCGCTCACTGGGTCCGATCCCGGAATCACAGTGAGAGGCCAGCACTGAGGCATCAAAGGAAACGTCGCGGAGACGTTCGCTTTCACCGTAGCGCTGCCCTTGGGCTGAATGGAGCCGGTCGTCGCCAAGCTGAGCGACTTCGACGCGGAACCACCGTCCGCATCAGTCACATGAAACGTGATCGAGCCGGACGCCGTCGCCGTCGGTGTGCCGCTGATGACGCCCGTGGAGGCGTTCAGCGAAAGACCCGCCGGAAGTGCGCCGGACGTAATCGACCACGCGTACGGTGTCGCGCCGCCGGACGCCGCGAGAGTCGCGGAATACGCGGTTCCCACTTTCGCGCTCGGCAGAGACGTTGTCGTGATCGCCAGCGCGGCATCCACGGTCAGCGTCAGACCGGAACTTGACGCGGTCTGCGGTGTAACCGGAGTCGAGTCCGTGGCTTCAAACGTCAGCGGTGTGGCCGCGACGGTGCCGGTCGGCGTGCCGTCGACCACTCCCGTGGCCGCATGAAGTGTGAGACCCGTCGGCAAAATGCCCGCCGTGAGGGCCCACGAAATTGGTGCGATGCCCCCAGTTTCCTGCAGGGTAACGGAATACGGAACGCCAACCTCGGCATCCGGTAATGAAACGGTCGTGACTGTCATTGCCATTGTCTTTTCTCCCTGAAACAAAAATGGCCCAAGAGCGAATGCGCCCTCGGGCCAGAAAGTGGGCTATGCGCCCGATGTTTGTTATCGCGCGCCTCGATTATTCGAGGTCGATGCGGAACTCGCTCAGCGTGACGATGACGCCCGCCTCTGCCCCGCCCAGCGTTGCCGCCATAACGAAGTTGAGGTCCTGTTCACCGGTCAGACCGGTAATCGGGGTAATCGCTGCCGCTGCCACGATGGCTGCGCCGTTCACAGTCGCGGTGAACGATCCCTGCAGGTTGCCAGAGGCATCCAACTGGAGTCGTGCGTCGACCGTGAAAGAATCCGCCGCGTCGGACAAAGCCTTCGCGCCCGTCGAGCCGACTTCGTTGAAGCCGGTGAACGATGTGGGCGTCAAGCCAGCCGCGACCACCGAAGCGGGAACTTCGAAAAGTTCCAGCAACAGAGTTGTCGTGGTCGGCGTTGCGCCGGACACTTGGCCGGTTGCGGCCACATGCAGAACCTGACCGGTGCCTGCGTACAGGCCGGTGACGCCAGCCGACAGAGGAATGACCCCGCCGCCGCTGAGAGTCAGAGCGTTGTTGTTCAACTGGAACGAGGTCTGCGTGGTCCCGATTGCGGAACCGAGCAGAGGTGCCAGAGTCAGTTGCTGGGTACCAGCGATTTGGCGTCGAACTGTAGATGCGTTGGACACGGTAGTTCTCCCTTTTCTTTGTACCCATTCAGGTACGAAATCATGGCCTGCAAAATCTCTGTACTTTCGTACACAAGCCCGAGGACTTGATTGCAATTACTACACAAAAGCCTCGCTGACTTTTCGTTTTGACTCTTCTGATGGAACGTACCCTTTCGAGTTTCCCATGACTGCCTCCAGTTTGGATAATACCAAACCGAAGAACAGGAAGTCAACACTAATTACACTGCGGACACTTCCCCCCTGACCCGTCTGAATCCTGGGGTATTGTTTGTATTTGGGCGCGCCACAACGCCGAGGAACCAGTCGTAGCTCACGATTGCTCGTGTCTGCAACATCGGGTTCGACAGATCGATGTCATTGTCGCCGAAGGTCTTGACGTTCACCTTGAAGCTGGGGTTGCGCGGAACGCGGTTGCCCAGCAACTCGGAGGCCATCATGGCTTCGCGGCCAACCACGTAAGTGGCGTAGCCGGTCTTGCCGGTTGAAGGATAGTTCGCGTACGTCGGCACGGTCTGCGTGCGGATGATGCGAACGCCCGCCCATTCAAGGACGGTGTAGCCGCGCGTCATGTCCTGCTTCAGGACTTCCGCGCCAGCCGGAGTGCGCTTCAGCGTGTCGACCGCCGACCCTGCGCTGTTGTCCGACATGAAGTCGTACACGACGTAGGGGTGCATTGCCGACGTGTACAGTCCGCCGTCGCGGCCCGGAACTGCGTTGCCCATCAACTGGGATTCGCACTTCCGAATCGTGTTCGAGAGAATGTACTCGTTGTCGAGCAGGTCGATTCGAGCCGACGCCTGCGCGGTGGCCGCAGCCTCGAACCCGTTGATCGCGATCAGGTTGCTCGTGAGAGCGCCCCGATACGACAGGTTGCGGCTTGCGTCCATCGTAATGTCCGCGAGGAACATTTGCTGGGCGACGTTCGAAATGCCGATCCAGTCGCCGTATTCATCGGCGAATGCATCGCTGAAAACTTGGTTCAACTGGAGCGACGGACCGGGGATGCCTTCCGACAGGTCGTAGGTCGCGGCAGCGTACGGCGTCTGGCCGTAGAACTGGAGAGTTCGACCCGACCGGCGAGGCAGCGGACGGAAGTCGCACAGTTCCTCAAGGAACGGTGTGTTGAACTGCCATTCGAGGATCGCCGTACGGTCGTACGCGATCTGCGGGAAAGCAGCGAGAGTGGTGCTCTGTACTCCGGGCGGCAGAATCATGGAATTACTCCTTCACTTATGGCGGGCTTAGTCAGAAAATTACATCTTCCGCGCAGCGAAGGTCTCGGAAAATGCAGCGTTCAAGTCTTTCCCTGAAGCTGCGGTCTGCTGTTTCCACAGTTCCAAAATCTCTTGTGGAGACGCGTCCTTGGGAATTTGCAGCGCCGGAGCAATCGAACGTTCTGCGCGGCCCACGCCGTCGCCAACGCCCGAACTCGCACCGAACATCGAAGACGAAGTTCGTTGTGCAGCCACCACGCGCGCCGCAGCTTCTGCTGCAGCCGCTGCCGCCGCGCCCGCACCCGCACCACCCGCGCGTTGCGCCGCGATCAATGCCTCCGCAGCCGCTTTGTCCGCAGCCGCTTTAGCTGCAGTAGCCTGCGCGATTGCATCTGCGCTTGCGTCCACAGTCTCGTCTTTGAAAATCAACTGAGACTGCTTCATGACCTGATACGCTTGCGCGAGAGCCGCGACTTTGTCTTCCGCTTCGGTCAGACCGAGAGCAGCCAGTTGCAAACCGATCATGTACTTGTTGCGCTCACCGCCCGGCCAATCGCGACCGGAGGGAGAATTCAAAAATTCTGTCGTGGCCTGTTCCCACGATTTTTCGAATTGATTGCTTTGATTGTGCTCGACGGTGGATTTCAACGCGTCGATAGAAATGCCCTGTTTGCTGAGGTAATCGGCCATTGCGCCGGTTTCCTCAATGTACTGCGCGGCTGTGATCTCACCGCGTTTGAATTTCAATTCCACGTCAGCGCGACGCGCGACTTCTGCATCTGCCGCTGCTTGCTGACGAGCCGCATCCGCAACCGGGTCCACGATCTCAACCTGACGAATAGGCTCAGGCTGAACCGCGTACGCAACCTGATACGCGTTGTTGATCACGCGTTCCAGTTCGAGTTCCGAAGAAGCTTCGAATTCAAAATCGCGCCCGGCGATATTCACGGTGCGTTTGAGACTATCCGCAGTTTGTGCAGCCGCCGCATCCGCAGCAGCCTGCGCTACTGCAGCTTTGTCCGCCTCGATCTTCTGAGCAGCCGCGTCCACCGTCGCCTGTGCGGCATCGGCCTGCTTCTGCGCTTCGCCGATTACCAACTGACGAATCTGTTCGGGATCAGTTGCGGCTTTAATTGCCGCCTGAACTTCGGGGCTGAGGGATTCCAATTTCAAAGTTGCGTCGCTGCTCATGGAAGTGTCTCCTATCTATGGCGGGCTTAGTCAAAAACTGTAACAAGTTTTCAAGAGTTCTCTTTTTCGTAGCTACCGGCGGGACGCATGTCCATATCGTCGAATTTCCGTAAAACTTCTTGGCGCACGTAGTCGCCCTGCTCCAATATTTCTTCGACAGTTTTCGAGGGAAAGTCATTGGCCGTGGCAGAGGCTTCCTCAACTCCGGCTCGAATCGCTTCGAGAATTTTGGCAAAAAGCAATTCGTGGTGTTCCTTTGCCGCCTGCATACGGGCCTTCAGCAAAACGATTTGGTTCGGGTCCCATGCCGGGGAGTCAGCGGCAAGTTCATACGCATTTTTCACAAGGTCTTCTGAGATGCGGATGATGTCGAGAAAACCGGGATGGGCGCGCACGCTGATAAGCCGGTTCGCGCGCTCCATTGCAGGAGTCGTGGTGGCGGCAAATGGGACCGTCGCCGCTGTCACGGGATTGGGATTGCTGCTCATGTGATTGCTCCGACTGCGAAATTTTTACGACCCGAACACCGCCGCATCTTGACGCGCAAACGCACCCTTTGCTGCACGGTCAAGCCCCTGAGCCTGAGGCGTTGAGGCCTCCGCCTTCGCTTGCTGCTGTTGCTGCTGCAACTGGATGTTGTTAGCCTGATCCGTGGTCTTGCCATGTTCCTTCAGTTCGTGTTTGCCCGTCTCGATCAACATCCGGTTCTCGGCTTGGTTGTTGTCCACGTCTTTCTTCACTTGACCCTGAGCCTGCACGATGCCCAGCTTGCCCTGAATGGCGGCCTGCTGAGATTGTGCAGCCAAGCGCGCCTTATCGTCGTCGTTCATCGGCACGACAATCTTTTCCTTGTATGGAACGTTGAACGTGTCGTACAAGGCCGTGAACATCGCGTTATAGTCCAGCTTCATCGCTTGAACCGCAAGGTTTTCGACGGTGCCCGGCGACTGCAGGAAACTCTGAATGATCCCGATGTACTTGTTCAGAGATTCGCGCGCGGCGAGCCGAGTACCAGCGGAAATATCGACGCGGTACGTGCCGTTGATCACATCCAGAGGCGTCGCGGTGAAAGCCTGCCCCAATTCCTGCGACAACATCGCCCGAATCTGTGACGGCTTCAATTTTTGGTTGTTCTCGATGCAGAATTCCAAGAACGGAACGAAAATTTGCTCGGAAATCACGTCGATCAAATCCTGCAGCTTGACGGACTCGCCGCCAGAGATCGCCTCGACGCCTGCGGGCGTGCGCATGTCTCCCGCCGCGCCCGGATTCGATCCCAGCGTGCCCGGACCTGCGCCGCTGATTGATGCGGCCCATGCCTTCATCTGCGCGATGACTTCCAGTGGTTCCTTCGCGTCAATCGCGTTCCGAGTCAGTGCCTCTACCTTGCCCTGAGGGTCGGCTTTGAAAATCTTGCCGGGAAAAATCCACTGAGCCTGCGCGGAGTTGTTCGAGCCCGCTGGCGCAGTGTAAGTGCCCATCAAATTCAAGTTCATGTCATCCAAATACGCGTTGATAACACCTTGGCAGACGCGTTGAAAATCGGTGAGCCAAAATGCAATCCCGTATCCGTGCGCGGAGTCCGGCGCGTTGCGGAAACAGAACCCGAGAAAGGGAACGCGACCGAAATTGTGCGTTTCGTTGAGCAACACGTACTCTTTGTTCAGAATGACGGCATGCCGAAACGGAGTCCAGTAATCGAAAATCTCAAACTTGCGCCCGAGCGGGTCGTGTTGATTACGATCCGACTGGGCTTCAGGAAATGCTTTTTGCGGCGTCGTCGCCTGTGTGAAAACGGGGTTCCCGGTGTTCGAGCCGAGCGTTTCCAGTTCATTTGTGCTGGGAATTGCCTGCATCTGCGGCACCATGATCTTCACGAGATTTTCTCGCGAAGGAATCGTCCAGCCGACCGTGTTTCGAAGCGCGTCGAGATCGTATCCTGACTTGTAGATCAGGCGACCGAACCATTCTGCGCATCGCGGATCGCCTCGGCGCAGATCGGGAGCGTATCGCGCTCGACGTACAGGCACGTGTTCGATTACGGGAGCGTTATACTCAAGGACGCCGATGGTTTTCGGTGCAATGGCGTCGATGTCGTCATCCATCGGCTGCGGCACGTTAACCAGTTGCCCGTTCACGACCATAGAAACGTCGCGCGTCTTCTGAACCATCTTCACGATGTCTTTTTTGATGGTCTGCCAGCCGTAGTGCGCGATTCCAAAACCGTAAAACAGGCCGTCGTACGTAATTTCGCGAAATTCGCTCTTGGCCGACACGCCTTTGTACCCGCAGGTCTTCAATTCGGCGTTGATGATCGCCTGTTGGGCTACCGCGCAGTCCAAATCCGTGCCGGAAGTGGCATCGACTTTGAAAATTTGATATCCGCCGAACAGCGTTTGGTTCACGACGCTGTGGATACTGTAAAATTGCTCGGCGACGAGCGGAACTCCAAGGTGAGAGCGAAATTGCTCGCTGCCTTTCCACTTGATCGGATCGACCCACGCGCGCAGCATGACTTCGGCGGTGTTCCAGCGCCCGATTAGACCTCGCGTCGCAATAAACGAATCGCTTTCCTCGCGGTTCATGTTCGCTTCTTTCAACATCGACGCATTGCTGCGGAGTTGATCGGCAAACGCTACGTCCGTCGCAAGAATTGGGAGTGCAGTTTCTCCGTACGGCACTGCGCCGGGGAGTTCCTGTACCTGCATCTGCCCGTGATCTTCGAAATGGGTGGTAGCTTTGATGATGTTGTCGGCCATGACCTTACAGTTCCTATCTGAATGCCCGGTTAGGGGTTAAACACCCCTTCATATAAGGCGTACAAAGTCTTGTTTCTCAGCAAACTATCCCAGTGCCGCATCCGTTGTCGGCATACGAGTCGTCCGGCGGATTTGATTGATTCAACCGGCGGAGCCAGTTCTGAGCCGACGGCGGCGGAGGCGGAGTTTCGGCCTCATACCCGGTCGGCGCGGAGCAAACCAGCCCCGCGCAGTCCGCGAAGTCATCGTGACGCCCCAACTTCGGCCACTTCACGAGTTGTTTCACGAGGGTTGCGTATCCTTTCATGCTGGCGTAGAACCAGAGTCGACGCCCCTGCAGCACGCCCTTGATGGAACCGATGCGCGTTAGCTTGGCCTTCGGGCTCTGATCCATCTTGATCCACTCGATGGGGAGTTTTTCGAGGTTCTTTTCCTTCGCGCGCGACGTAATGACGTTGTTGTATGCGTCCCATCCATTGAACCGCTCGTAGTAGAAGATTGCGGGACGGTGTTTCAGCGCCAGCGCGCATGTCATTTCCGCAATTTGATCCGAGTCCCAGTTTCCGAACTCGCAATCGTAAATGAAAATCTGACCCTGAAATTTCCGGCACAAATAAATCACGGAGTAGTCACGATCCGGTTGGCCGACGTACGCCAGATCACCGACGGCGAACGTGTACGCCGATGCATAAGGCGGCAATTGGGTCTCCTGATGAAGTGTTTGCGCGCCGAGCAACGTCTCCGTGAAGGTCTGAGTGCCTTTCGCAATTGGGTTGTTCTCGTATTGGTTCGAAAAGAATTCCTCGCCGAGTCGGATTTTTTCACCTTCAAGAAATTCAAGCGTGTGCCCAATCGTTCGGCCATCTCGCGTACGAACTGCCGGGAACAAAACTCCCTTGACGCCATCCGATTCAAACGCCGTGCAAGAGCACGTCGGATGCGCACACGGCGGGCGAAGAATGTTGATGTCCTTGTTGTGCCATGATTCGGGATGGCTGCAATGTTTGCAACCCAAAGTCCAGCAATCGCGAATCGAGAACTTCCAAATCGTTTTTCCGATTTGCTTTTCTTCCTCTTGCGCCATTTCCTGAATGCGCTCATACGTGTCGCCGTAGGAGTAGCGCGTGCCGGTCATCCAAATAAATCCGCTGGGCTCCAACAGAGGGCAAATGTCGAGGTAGTCTTGATACACTTTTTCGAGCAGTTTAATGCTTCGATAATTCGTTTCGTTCACGAGGTCGTCGATGATGATCAAGTCATAGTGAGACCCGGCCTTGACTGACTTTGCCGTTGAAATCGAGAACGTCGGCTCCGCAAAGATGTCTGTCGTGCGCGCAGGCACCGTGAATTCGTGCGCGTTACCCATCTTCGGGTTCGTGTCTTCCCACTTTTGCGTCTTTTTGTCCAGTACGCTCTTGAGACAAAACTCAGGAAACAAAAGTTGAAAGCGCTGCGTAGGCTTCTCGAACACGCGTTTGATACGCGCGAGTTGGCGCTTCGCGAGTTGATCGCCGCCAGTCAGAAAGCAAATGCGGATGTTGGGGTAATTGAGAATCGTCTGTACTGTCTTCACGACGATGGCCGACGTTTTGAACAAACCCCGAGGCCACAGGATCATTCGCTTTTTGAAAACGAGATCAAGGTCACCAAACGCAGCGTGTTCGCCGGGCTTGTACTCCAAAAATTGTTTGAACAGGAGAGCGTGAGGTGTTTCTTGGAAATCCATTCCAATAACGGGGATGGGCTCCATCAGCACGCCGTCGTCGCCTTCGGGCTCTATAAAACCGCCCAGTAGCAGCGGGTCCTTCAGACACAGGTAGCGTTCAGCGAACCATTCGTCTTTTTCTTTCTGGAGCCACGAGCCAAACCACGCAGTCCACCGCTTGGGGAACAGGACGTTCTCTTTGATTGTGTTTTCGAGTTTTTCACGCCACCCCGAGAAAAGAGGATCGGCGGTTGCGCGATCAATGTACTTTGACACGGGCTGCTCCCCGATTACTTGGTGATCCTCGTGCGTGTTCCGGTACCGAAGATGATTCCCTTCGGTGTGATTATATCTGCTCCGAAAATATCAGTCGTCATGACGACTGAACCTCTGCTACCGCCAGACGGCGCAGCCGATGCCGTGAAGTCAACGCCCGTGATATCTGCGTTGGCTACGGTCTCATTACGACTAGTAGGAGTGAAAACTTGTCCGGCCAGAGACGGAGTTATCGTGTACGGACCGTCCGCAAGATTTGGAATCGTATAGTTACCGGAACCGTCCGCAGTTGTACTACCAGAAGACGTGCCCGTCCACGAAACTGTTGCGAGTGCGACTCCGGCATTTCCTGAAATCGAATGAGTAGCCGGCGGCGCGGGCAAGAAAGCCATCAATCCGATGTTGGAAACGATGGACGATCCGTATGTGACACTTGCGCTTTGACTTCCCGGTGAGTTGTTAGCGCTGTTGTTGTCCTCCAAAAAAGCAGAGTTTCCTTGGTTTACTCGAAGCGTATAGCCAGAACCAGCAGCCGTACTCGCTGGAGCTGTCCCGTTGTTTCCAACGCCGACGAGCAAATCATTTGTACCCGTTGTCGTGATATTGCCGGAAGAAGGTGTTGCGCCAACGACCAAGCGCGCCAGCTGTTCGGCGTCCAGAGGACTTGTAAGTGCAACGCCACTATACTCAGCAATGATTACACGGAAAAATGCTGTAGCTGTCGCTGCAATCTGAACAGTATTCGCACCTGCTTTACAATTCGGAAGATAAAAAGCAACAACATCACTAATTGAACCGTCGTTTACTTGAGGGATGCCGACCGAATAGACGTTTCCGTTATTTGTATCCTGCACAGTAATCGTACCCGCACCGGACTGTGAAACAACCCATACCACTAAAAGACTGCCCGCAGTGTTATTACTCAGAAATGCCAGTGTGCCGGGTGCGCCGGTAACAGCATTGTTAGCTTGAACAAATGCAGGATTAGCCATTATAGTGCCTCAAGTTTCAAATGTAATTCGTAAGCCATTGTCGCCGGGGTGCCGGAAGTGTAGTCGAAAGCATACGTGATCGCCACGCCCGTCTTTGCAAGGATCATCACGCTGCCCAGAAGTTTTGTCGCGGTTGTGTTTCCCGCGTTCACGATGCCTGTCGCGCCAGTTTCCTTGGCGAGCTGCGCCACGGTTGTCTGCGCAACGCTGTCCGTCCCGTCCGTGTAGCCGATTGTCAGACCCGTTGTGCCGCCCAGGCTGGAGGACGCCCCATCCGGCGTCGTCACTTTCGCATAAACCGAAACGCGAAACATGCCTGTCGCGGTCGGCGTATAGAGAGTGGTGGTTGTTATCGCGGCTGTCTGGCCGGTCAAATCAACGGTTGCATATTCGGCGGGCTGCCCATTTGAAACCGTGGCGATGCCGCCGTAGGAAAGTGTCAGGCCAGTTGTCGCATTCACTTCCCACATTCGCTGGCCCGCGTTCGGCAGGCTCAACGGAGCCAGAATCACGATACCCGCCGAAGGCGCGGACGGCGTGACCTGTGATTGAATCGTTACCGCGTCGCCCGTCTGAAAATTTATCACGGAAAACGGATCGAACAATTCAACGGGAACTTCAATGGCAAACTTGTTGACGCTCCCGGTGAGAATGAAAACGTCATCGCCGTCAAATCCGAAGGATGCATAGAGATTCTGGGCCGCGCTATCAGCCTGCGTCATAATGAAATTCAGCAAGCTTCGGTCATCGAGCAGGCTGCTTAGCGGAGACGTAAGAATCGTAAAACCGGCGCTCGCATTGTTACCTACGTTCGGTGTCGGAATCACATACGCGCCCGAAAGGTTTAACGTTCCTGCCGGACTCGCTGCTGATCCAGTCCCGCGCGTTCCCGCTAGAAGCCAAAACGAGCCGTCGAATGTAGCCTGATAGGTTTGCGTACCGCCAACGATTTCACCCCCCGTCAGTGGCAGCCGCGCAAGTGTTCGCAAGGCGATTGCGCCCGTGCCGCTCGCATTGAGCGTGGCCGCGCCCGTATTCGCGTGGCTCGTCGTAAATGTGAAACTTGCGCCGAAGACGGACTCTACCGCAGGAGATGGATTGACGACGTATGTATTTCCGCCGGAACCGATATCCACGCCGCTCGGCAAGAATACACTCGTCAATCTGCCACCCATAGCGGTTTGTACAAACTCAGTTGTAGCGATTTGGAGGGTGTCCGTTCCAAAGGGTTGGGTAGTTGCAGTAATACCGCTGGGTATCGCGGTTGCGCCAGAGAGAGTGTTATACCCTATAAAGACCGCGATTTGTCCGTTCAATCCGGGTCCGAAATTGATTCCACTAAGGTCGCTGGGACGAATTAAAATTCCGCCCTGAACTGGTATTCCCGGCATATGTCACCTCGTTAGTAAATGAGGCTCACCTGTACGGTATCGGAATCGGATGTTCCGTCGATGAAGATTGCTTCTGGTGGAATGTTCTCGCTCGCAATTTCGACAGACGGATTGCTCGCACCGAGCGCCGTTACATACCGGGTCGAAGAGACATTCAAATCTCCAACGTAAACCAAATCGGAACCGCCGTTGGCCGCGCCGATTTCGAGGCGCACCGCCCGGTAATGCTGGAAAGGACTCGGCGCTGTGCTGCCGGTGTCGCTCGCGGAATTCACGTCCGCGTGTGCAAAGTAGAACCGGAAAGAATTCAAAGCCGGATTGCAGTCGAGCACGCCGATTTTCTTGCCGTTGAAATATGTGGCTGTGGCAAATCCCCACAGCGTGACTTGCTGCCCGCCTGCACCGCCGCCACTCGCTCCTGCGCCCGCGTGCGCCGCGTTGATGCCTCCGTAGATGTCGAAGGCCGAGCCGGTCGTTTTGTTTGTCGTGGGATAGCCGTTGGGGCCATTGTAGCCGGTATGCGGAAATACCGCGCCGGGCGCGCCCGAAACGTTGAGCACGATTGTCGCGATTCCGTTTTTGATTGAAAAGCTGGCCGCTGGAATTACCAGAAACGGCGAATCCGCAGCCGCCAGTACAGCGGGAGTCGGAGTTCCGGTTACAACCGTTGCCGCGCCGAGAGTCTTTGGAACGCCCATCGAAATTCTCCTGTTCGCCGGTTAAAAATTACGGCTTGATTGTGCTGGCCGAGTCGCGCTTGATCATACCTTCGGACCGAATCGGCGCGGCGACACTCACGGACCCGCGAGGCTTCACGGTGCCCGCCGGTTTCGCGGCAGTCATCATCGGGGTCTTTTTCATGGCGTCCTGAGGAATCTTTGCGCCTTCGTTTTTCTCGGGGCGCACTTTCCCCTGATCGACTTTCTTCATCATGCCGGGGCCGGAAGCCACCAAGCCCTTGATGCCGTTAAATACGGCTGTCGACTTTGGGCGGGGCGATTTTTCCTTGCCACTGTTTCCCATTGCTTTTATCATTGTCGTTGCCTTTCTTGCTTGGTCCCGCTTGTGCGAGCGATTTGATTCCCGAGGCCATCAGCGCGTGCTTTTTCGCCTTGACTGCTTCGGGTGCTGTCAGAACGTGTTCGCCAGCCTTCAACTGGTACGCGCCGTCCGTCATGACCGGCCCGCCTTTGTGCATCTTCGGCAGAGCCTTCACATACGAGTCGACGTTCGACGCTTTGTCGGCCAACTCGCCCTTGATTCCTTTTTCCGGTTCGCCGGTCGACATCGACGCTTTCGGTGCCGCCGCAGGAGCCGCTGGTTTCGGAGCCGGAGTTCGTGGAGCCATCGCGCTCGGAAATTTTGTATTCGCCTTCGCGATCGCGCCCTTCGCGTCTGCTAGTGCCGCGCTGATTGGATCATTCGCCATCGACGTTATCCCTTGTGCGCGTGCAGCGCATTCTGGTAGGCCGCGATTGCCGCGCCCTTCCCTTTCGCCTTCTCGATCTTGGCGAAATTTCCCGTGGTCTTGGTGCGACCCAACGCGTGAACTGCGGCGCGACCGTGTGCGCCTTTGGGCGCGTGGCCTTTAGAGGGGGGATTGAGATGCATCTTTCCGGCTCCCGGTTTGTCGAGTCCAGACAGAGCCTTCCCCAAACTATGCGCCATAAAGCACTCCCTACCTATGGCGGACAAAGTCTTATTTTGAGCGTTTCTCGCCCAGCTTGGAAAGTTTCGGAATTCGAGCCCCAGCGGCCCGCGCCTTGCTCAACGCGATGGCGATCATCTGTTTGCGCTGGCCGGGCGCGGACTTACTGGTGTCGACGGTCGATGGTTTGTTGTGGAATACCTCATGAAAAGCGTTTGCGACTTTAGTGCTCGTCGTCATGATCCTCCCCCTTGGGGGCATCTTCGGCTTTGGCCGGTTGCCGTACGTACGCGCAACAGCCGTGCTCCAGATCGATCTTGATTGTGGGACGCTCGTCGATCATAACCAGACGGTGCTGCAACTCAGGGTCACCGACGACTTTGGGGTGAATGCAGTACGGAGAATCATGAGCGACTTTGTGAATGCAATCTTCACAGTGATACGGCCCCTTTTCTTCGTATCCCGAGCATGGCGTACCCGTCTCGTCATAGATGGAACCGAGACGAGGCTGGCCGAGCATACCGAGACCGGGCAGATGGATGATCATACACTCATGGCGGGAAAAGTCTTAAAATGGGCGCGCCGGATAACTCGATTTCGATTCGTCGGCTATTTTTGTGGGCTTCGCGCGCTTCTGTTTCCGCCGCGCTTTCGCTTCGTCCTGAACGTCTTTGGGAATCGCGTCGAACCGTTGGTTGTTCGGGATGCGCGATCCGTAACCGAAAAGTTCAGCCTTGATTCGCAGCGCGCCGAGTTGCGACGGCGTGAGATGCCGATTCTTTACGGCGCGATCCAAGTCTCGAAGAAATTCCTCATTCGGCGACTTGTTGAAATGCATGTTCAGGAGTTCCACGATGCGGATGTTTTGCACGAGCGAATACGACATAACGCGCGCAGTCTCTTTCGACTTGCATTCGTACGCGACTTTTGTGGCGTAGACCGGGTCATAGTTTCCGTCTTTCTCGCCCCCGGCAATGTATGTCGAGACCCAGAGTTTTTGTTTTCCCGTCAGCCGACCATACTCCGGCGTATTCTGGATTTTGATCAGCGAGACGCGCTTGGGTGCCACTGTGATCATGAGACTATTCCTTTCCCTCGAAAACCGTGCGAATGTACGCCTCGATGACTCCGTTTCGCATCAACCGATACTGAACGCCGTTCAACACCGCAGGCTTTCCGGCGTATGGACCGTACGCGATGATGTCTTTCGCCTTCGTCAACTCTTTCGCGAGTGGACCCACCGCGATGACGGCTCCATACACCATGTCTTTCTCGCGCACGTTGTCCGGCAGTTCGATACCGCCGATTGCAACACCCGCGATTTGATCAATCACCAGAACATGATCTCCTGCGGGTTCTATGAACGTTTTAGCCATTGTTTTTCTCCACGGGGATTTCCACAACAATCGCGCCCATCGTGAGGATGCTGCATGCGACTGCCGAAGCATTCCGCAGCGATTCGATTACGACTTTCACTGGGTCAATGATGCCGGTTTCCACCAAGTCCTCGAACACGCCGTTGAACGCGTTGTATCCAAGCGTGGGCGA